GAAGGAAAGAGACAAGGCGCTTCAGAATGCCTACGCTGAAGCCATTAGTGTTGGCGATTCTGCAAAGGCCGCGGAGATTGTTTCAGCCATTTCTATGAATAATAGTCAGCTTGAGCGCCTCAAAGAGGGCAAGAAGGCTATGAAGCGTCAGATGAAAGACACTGAAGACGGTGAACAGCCTAAAATAGTTGAACAGCCACGTTATGTAGACCCGATTGATCAAATGGCGCAGAATGTTTCGCCACGTTCTGCTTCGTGGTTGCGTGAAAATCGGGATAGCCTGCGTGATGAAAGATCCATTCGTCGCATGTATAGGGCGCATGAGGACGCTGTTGATGACGGCATTGCGCCCGATAGCGACGAGTATTTTTCTTTTATTGAGAACCGCCTCGGCCTTAATAAAAGCGACGACACTGACCCTGTGTCTGAGGCCGCCGCTCCTTCTCCGCGCCGTCAAGTTCCTCCTCCTGCTGCTCCTGTTTCTAGGGGCAATCAAAGACCAAATGTCATTCGTCTTTCGAGGGAGCAGGCCGACACGGCAAAGATGATGGGGATGACTGAGGCTGAATACGCGAAAAACATGATCGCCCTTCGCAATGAAGGCAAGATGGGAAGGCAATAATTATGGAATCTAATATTAGACGCGGACGGCCAAAGGGCCTTTTCCAGAAGAGCAAATCAGAGCCAGTTCTTCAAGACGATGTAACAGATGTCGTTGAAGAGACGGCTCCAGTTGAAGTTGTTTCTTCACTGAGGCCACCTATTCGTGACGCAGACCCGCGTGAGAGAGCTCGCCAACGTGCGGCTGAATTGCGTGAACACCTTGGAGAGGTTGTTGACGGGACTGATGAGTTTTATGTCGACCCAGGCATTATTCCTGAAGGCTGGACGTATATGTGGCGTCGTCACACGGTGTATGGCGCCGAAGACCCCGCGTATCAAGTTCAACTTGCGCGTTCTGGGTGGACAGCGGTTCCAACGAGCCGCCACCCCGAAATGATGCCACACGACACAAACAGCGGTGTTATCACGCGCAAGGGTAACATTCTGATGGAGTGCCCAACGGAGATTATTGACGAGCGTAAGGCCGCAGAAATCCGTAAGGCGAGAATGCAGGTTCGGGCGAAGGAAGAGCAATTATCTGGCACGCCAGATGGCACATTGACGCGAGACCACGCAAAGGTTAGGCCTCAAATTAATAAGTCATATGAGCCCATGCCTGTGCCGAGGGATTAATGATATAAAGACAATAGAGGCCCCTAAATGGGGTCTCTTTACGTTTACCATCATTTTATATATAATAATGTTAAGCCTGAAAAATGGCCTGAGCCTCCTCGGCGTGAGGCATTAACTTTTTTTTGTTCCGTATATCGCCCCGGTGCGCGATGAAGGAACTCCTGTAAAAGGGAGAACCATCGTGGCGAACACCAACAGCCCCTTTGGATTTCGTCAGTATCAGGGTAACGGCTCTGCTCCGACATATGAGCAAGTCGCTGTCCTTATTGACTACAATGCGACCAATATCTTTTTTGGCGACCCAGTAACGTGGCAGGCCGACGGCTCTGTCGCACAGGCTGCTGCTACGGGTGCTACACCAGTCGCCCTTGGCATTGCCGGCATCTTTGTTGGCTGCAAATACCTGTCAGTGTCTCAGAAGCGCACCGTGTGGTCGAACTTCTGGGTTGGCAGCGACGTCGCTTCAACGCAGACTGTTGAAGGCTACATCGTCAACGATCCTAACGCTAAGTTTGTCGTTCAGTCAGACGCAACTGGCTTGGCGCTTGCCGACGTAAATTCCACGATTGGCTTTGCCTACTACAACATTGGCACTGGCGCTGGCACCAACAGCACCGGCAACACGGCTAATGGATTGTCGACTGCGTATCTTGATACGACGACAATTAACACGAGCAGCTACCTCCAAAACAATCCGTTTAAGATTGTTTCTATCATCAACAACCCTCCTGGTGTGCAGGGCACGCTGTCGAACGGACAGGCTTATGATCAGGCCGTTGTCATGTTCAACAACGTCGTAACGCGCAACTTCCAGGGCGTCTAATAAGGAGTAAGGACCAATGGCTGTTAATCTCTCTGCCATTAAAGACCTCCTCCTTCCGGGCCTCCGGGGGGTTGAGGGTAAATATGAGATGATTCCATCTCAGTATGACAAGATTTTCACGAAGCATGATTCCAAAATGGCGCTTGAGCGCACTGCGGAAATGCGCTTCTTGGGTCTTGCTCAGTTGAAGACTGAAGGCGGCCAAACCGCTTTTGATAACTCGGCTGGTGAGCGTTACATCTACAACCAAGAGCACGTTGAAATTGCTCTCGGTTACGCAATCACCCGTAAGGCAATCGACGACAACCTGTATAAGACACAGTTCATGCCGTCGAACCTCGGCCTTATTGAGTCGTTCCAGCAGACTAAAGAAATCTACGGCGCCAACGTGCTCAACACGGCAACGACGTATAATGCTTCAGTCGGCGGCGACGGCCAGCCACTCTGCTCCGCTTCGCATCCGATTGACGGTGGTGTTGTCTCTAACACGCCATCTGTTCAAGTCGACCTTAACGAAGCTACGCTGCTCAATGGCATGATCTCGATCCGCACAAACTTCAGAGACCAAGCTGGTCTGAAGGTGTTTGCGCGTGGTCGTCGTCTTGTTGTTCCACCGCAGCTTGAGCCTGTTGCTATCCGTCTCACAAAGACAGAGCTACGCCCAGGCACGGCAGACAACGACGTCAATGCGATCATGATGACCGCGGGCGGCTTGCCTGAAGGTTATTTCGTCAACGACTTCTTGACCTCGCAATATGCTTGGTTCTTGCTGACGAACATTGACGGTCTCAGTTACATGGAACGTGTAAGGTTCGAGACCGACATGCAGGTAGATTTCGTAACTGACAACTTGCTTGTCAAAGGATACGAGCGTTACAGCTTCTCGTATTACAACTGGCGAGCAATTTGGGGCTCGTTCCCAACGTCTTAATCGGCAAACGAGGGGAGCTATCTGCTCCCCTCACAACTTTGAAGGAGAGACCTAATGGGTCAGACAAACTTCACTGGGCCGGTTACATCGGGCGACCTACAGCAGGGCCAAACCAATGGCCCTAATATAGGTTTTGCAAGACTTGCTCAGTCAGTCGCACTTACGCAGAATGGCGCTACTGCCGTTTCTGCAACACTGTATATCCCCGCCGGCTCTCAGATCGTGTCTTTTGACATTGACGTTCTGACTGCTTTTAACTCTGGCACTTCCTCTACGCTGTCTATCGGCACATCTGCCGCCGCGACAACGTATGTTGGTAGCGTTGACGTTAAGGCTGCCACGGGTCGTATTGCGCCGACATACACGGCGGCACAACTTGCCGCTATGTCAAATCAAACAGTTCTTGGTGTTGCTGCTCCAACGGTTGCTCCCGTTGTTGTGACAATTACGCCTGTCGGAACTGCCGCTACGGCTGGTTATGTTAATGTCACCATTAACTATGTCCAGCTAACGTCTTCTAACTAATAGGAGCCCACGATGGGTTACGTTGTTAAGGATCCCAAAACCAAAGGCAATTTTGGCGCTGGTGAAACTGTCCGTCGTGCTGAAGAAGGCACTGACGGCTTTAAAAAGGGCGGCAGCTGCATGAAGAAAGGTGGTAAGGCTAAGAAGCCTGCCCGCGCTTCTGGTGGCGGCGTTCTTTCTTCTGCCGCCAAGGGCGAGCCACGCGGTAAAACTGCTCATTACTAAAATTATCGGTAGTGAAATCGACGGGGGTTTTTTAGAACCCTCGTCGTATTCTTGGAGATGACATATGGCGAAGAGCCCTGCTTGGCAGAGATCAGAAGGTAAAAATAAATCTGGTGGCCTCAATGCTAAGGGCAGGGCTTCAGCCAAGGCTGAAGGTCACAACCTGAAGCCGCCGGTCTCGAAAGAGCAGGCCGCAAAAAGCGATAAGTCGGCCTCTCGACGTAAGTCATTCTGTGCTAGAATGACAGGATTAAAGAAAAAACTTACTGGGGCAGCTGCTGCTGCCGACCCAAATAGCCGTGTGAACAAATCACTGCGAAAGTGGGACTGTTAGTATGATCAAGCCATTTTGGGAAAAAGATGCGCCTAAAGATGCAAAACATAAGGCTTTAAGCGCAAAAGGTGTTAAGATGGCTAAGGCTAGGGCGAGGGCCGCGGGTCGTCCTTACCCAAATTTGGTTGATAATGTAGCCGCAGCGCGAGCCGGTAAGACAAAGGGAAAACGCTAATGCGTCCAATTACAGTTACTGTTTCTGACGCCTCTGGCGGCGCTAAATCAAGCGACCTCATTCGTTTTGACGATTGGGCCCCTGCGCCTGTGTCCATCCAAGTTAATGTTACTGGAACAGTTAACTACACTATTCAGACTTCTATGGACGACCCCAATAGTGCGACAAATCCTGTCGCCTTGGCGTCCATGACGTGGTTGTCTTCTCTTGATACAAATGTCGTTGGGGCAAGCGCATCAAAGTCTAGTTATTTTAATCAGGCGCCAGTATTTGCTAGAGTTTTGCTCAATAGCGGCAATGGCTCTGTTACTGCGACATTCTTACAATTGAGCAACGGCCCGATCTAACTTTAAGGGGCAGCTGTGAGCACGAGCGGACAATATACGTTTAACCCAGACTTGGGATCGCTTACGCTGTATGCTTATCAGCTTATAGGGATTAGACCTACGGCTGTCCTTCAAGAACACCTTGACTCTGCGCGTATGGCGACAAACATGATTTTGTCTCGCTGGAGCTCTGAGGGTGTTAATACTTGGGCCGTCGACCTTGTGACGGTTCCTCTTATTGAGGGGCAAACAACTTATTCCATTGATTCAAATACCATTGTTATGTTGGATACATATATTAGTGTCGCCAATGGCGACGGCACTTACACGGACAGAATAATTCTGCCCATAAGCCGAACTGAATATGCAAGCTACCCAAATAAATCTCAAACAGGTTTCCCCACAACATACTGGATGGACAGGCTTTTAAGCCCGACAGTAACTTTATGGCCGGTGCCGGATGGCAATGAGGCATTTCTTAAATATTACAGACTAATCCAATTGCAGGATGCAAATTTAAACGGGAATCAACAATTAGATTTGCCGTATTATTTCTTGGACGCAATGGCTTATGCTCTTGCTTTAAGGCTCGCTCAAATATGGGCCCCCGAAAAAGTTGCAATGCTCAAGCCTTTTGCTGATGAGAGCTATCAAATAGCCGTTGCTCAAAATATTGAGACGTCGGCATTTTATGTGTCGCCTACCGTTAACGGATATTTTAGGTGAGACATGGCTTACGCCTCTAAAGCCGGACGGGCACAAGTATCGTCAAGAAACCCGCGCAGCCAGGCTGTGTGCGACAGGTGTGGCATTTGGTATAATCATGACAGATTACATTGGCAGCACGACTGGCGCGGCGCATCAATTGTAAATATTCGCATTTTAGTATGCGACCAATGCTACGACACGCCGCAAGAACAGCTTAGAGCTATTGTTGTCCCGGCAGATCCCGTTCCCATCCAAAATCCTCGTGTTGAGTGGTTTGTTCAGGACGAAACAAATTATCGATATACTTCAGGTCAGAATACGGTCGACCCAATTACAGGCATTCCTGTTATTGGCGGCAACTTGCGCATTACTCAAAACAATGATGATCGCGTTACTCAACAGACTGGTGAGCCGCCGCAGGGTAGAAATCAACTGCCTGGAACAGATTGGAATGCTCCTTCCGGCGCCACAGGAACTGAAGTCCCTGTTTATTGGACAAATGACTCTGGCGGCGTCCTTTCTTGGCAAAATAATTCTTTCTTTGAAGTCCCAACGGCTCATTTATACCCTGGGACATTAGGTGGCATTGGTGTCCCTTACGGCAATACTATGATACCTTATACGGGCTATCTTCCGCCTTACAAAAACTATATAACTATATGGAATAATACTGTATTGTGGGACATTAACTGGTCGAACAATCAAACCGTTAACGTCACATGGAATACAACTATTCTGTAAAGGGATAATTATGGCCGTTCCTTATACTTTTCAAAACACTCCTGGCGGCCAGTCAGTCCCTCTTTATCAATTAGACGCCAATTTTGCATATGTTGAGGGTCAAATTGCCACAACGGCTGGCCCTACGGGCGCCACTGGCCCAACTGGCCCCGGATTGACGTATAAGGGAACGGTTTATTCTTACGCCAATCTACCAACTTCAGGTAATGCCGTCGGCGACTCATACGTTGCCACGATAAATGACCATTTGTGGGTGTGGAATGGTAGCGCCTGGTATGACAATGGTAGTATTTCTACAGGCCCTCAAGGCGCGACGGGCCCAACTGGCCCAACTGGGTCAATAGGCGCGACGGGCGCGACTGGTCCTACCGGAAAAACTGGCCCCACCGGCCCAACTGGGCCAACTGGAGCGGCCTCAACTGTCGCTGGCCCAACGGGCCCAACGGGACCAACTGGTCCAACTGGAGCCGCCTCTACAGTTGCTGGCCCAACGGGTGCCACT